AGCAGAACCTGTTCGTGACATTAATCCTGAATTTACTGCTTGGATTGAACGCAACTCCTGGTATGAGTCAAGCAAGCCAATGCGTGCTTATGCAGATAAACTAGGTATTGAACTAGCACAAGAAGGGCATTCGCCTAGTCAAGTGCTAGTTATGGTGGAAAAAGAAATTAAAAAGGAATTTGCTCACAAGTTCCAAAATCAGAAAGCCTCTCGCCCACAAGCCGTCGAGCCCGCAGGCCGATCAGGCGCTAAGGTTGATTCGTTTCAACTGAGTGACGAAGAGCGCAGCATCATGAGAAAGATGGTACGTGGTGGTGCTCTAACTGAGCAAGAATACATCAAGCAACTAAAAGAACTCAAGGGAGTTAAGTAATGGCAACAAGTCCTACTCGCGGTACTAGAACTACCCGCACGACCCGCGTTCCGGTAACTGAACGCAACATCCTGTCTGTTAAGGGTAAAGAGCCCGGTTACGAATACCGTATCGTTAATGATTCTGGTGATCGTGTTCAACAACTTGTTGATGCAGGATATGAATTTGTGGATGCTTCTACTGTGCAAGTAGGAGACAAGCGAATTAATTCGACTACTCCTGAAGGCACCCACGCACAAGTCTCCGTAGGCGGTGGCATGAAGGCTTATGTTATGCGAATCCGTGAGGATTGGTATAAGGAAGATCAAGCTGCAAAGCAAGCCCGAGTCAACGAAATGGAAGACACAATCAAACAAAATGCTGCTGGTTTTGATGGTAATGTAACAATCAAACGAGGTGGCTAATTTCTTGGAGAAATATAAATGGCTGCTGTTCTTGCAGGCTTTCGCCCTGTAAAGCATCTGAACGGTTCTCCCTACAACGGCCAAGTCAATCGCTATATGATTAGCGCTTCTGACGCACAGGCTACTAACGTAGGTGATCTTGTTCAGCTTTCTGATAACGATGCTCTTGTCGATTCAATTGGCTTTGGTGTCTATCCCGCTGTAGAGCGTATTGGTTCAGGTACTGCTGTACCTATTATTGGCGCTATTGTAGGTTTTGAGCCTGACTACTCAAACCTCAACGCTGGTAATTTCCGCGCTGCTTCTACTCGTCGTGTTGTTCTTGTAGCTGATGCTGCTGACCTGATCTTTGCTGCTCCTCAAGACGGCACTGGTGGTGTTGTAGCCGCTGCTTCTGTTGGTCTAAACGTTGCCATTAACCTAGGTACTGCTAGCACTGCTATTCCGTATGCCTCAGGTATGTCAGTTGACAGTTCAACCGTCGCTACTACCGCAACTCTACCGCTTCAGATTGTTGGTGTCACTGCTGCGCCTGACAATGATGTGACCTCTACTTCACGTCCTGCTGAACTTCTTGTCCGTGTAAATACTAGCGCCTACGGTGCTGCTGGTATTGCAGGCGTTTAATAGGAGATAATTAAATGTCAGGTATTATCAATAGTTCCAGCTTTGCCAAGGCCCTATGGCCTGGCGTAAATGCTTGGTACGGTAAAGCTTATGGCGAATACCCTGTCGAGTACACTAAGCTGTTTGAGACTTTTAAGTCAACTCGTCAGTTTGAAGAGGATGTTGGTGTAAGCTCTTTTGGTCTGGCAATCGCCAAGCCTGAAGGCGCTGCTATCAGCTATGATACTGAACGTCAAGCGTTTATTTCACGCTACAACCACGTTGTCTATGCACTAGGCTTCGTGATTACTCGTGAAATTATGGAAGACGACCAGTATGATGTAGTTGGTCAGCGTAAGGCCCAAGGTCTTGCTTTCTCTATGCGTCAGACTAAGGAAATCATCGCTGCTAACGTTTATAATCGCGCTGAAACCGCTGGTTATGTTGGTGGTGACGGTGTAACTCTTCTGAGCACCTCACATCCTAACTTTGCTGGTGGCACTTGGTCTAACCGTCTAACCACGGCTGCTGACCTTTCAGAAGCTGCTCTTGAGCAAGCAATGATTGACATTGCCGGCTTTACCAATGATCGCGGTCTGCTAATTAGCGTTCGTCCTAAGAGCCTAATTATCGCTCGCCAAAACATCTTTGAAGCCAAGCGTCTAGTTGCTCCGGATGGTCGTCCTGGTGTTGACACCAACGATATCAACGCACTCAAGGCTCTAGGTATGGTTCCTGAGGTTGTTGTTAACCACTACCTCACCGATCCAGATGCCTGGTTTATTCGTACCGATGTTCCACATGGTATGAAGCACTTTGAGCGTCGTGCCGATGCCTTTGAAATGGATAACGATTTTGATA